CCATACTCAGAGATTGGGGGTTTCTTGACTAAGAAAGAACGTAAGCAAAGATTTGATGCACTATCACGCTATGGTTGTTGTATATGTCGCAGACCGACACCTGAGGTTCATCATTTAGTGGGTCATGACTACAAAGGGTTGTCTATGAAAGCAGATGACAAGTTCACAATACCATTATGTTGGGAGCATCATCGCTCTAGTGAATCTGGTATTCATGGGATGGGTCGTGGTAAATGGGAAGAGGTCTATGGCACACAAGAATGGCATTTAACAAACGTCAACAAATTTGTCGAGAAGTATGGAAAATAAACTGTTAGAATTAAACAAATCACTCAAACGATTTGAAAAACAATTATGGCAGTCGATAAAAAGAAGCGTAAAAAAACTAATCCAATAGCTAAAACCACTGGCAAAGGTGGTAACTATCGCAAGACCAAGTCTGGTGCAGGGATGACCGAGAAAGGGGTCAGAGCATATCGTAAAGCAAATCCTGGTTCTAAACTAAAAACTGCTGTAACTGGTAAAGTCAAGAAGGGTTCTAAGGACGCTAAAAGACGTAAATCATACTGTGCTAGGTCACTAGGACAACTCAAAAGAAGTTCTGCTAAAACACGGAACGACCCTAACTCAAGAATACGTCAAGCAAGACGTAGATGGAAGTGCTAAAAATATTTTAAAAAATATATTGCATACTGAATAAAGTTCGTGTTATAATATCCTTACTTTAATTAAACAAGGAAATAAAATGCAAAACTTAGATATTAACACTAACATTGTAGAAGGCAAACACTATAACTTTAATGGTGTAGAGGTAATTGTTCAATCAGTTTACGACAACGACTTTAGAAATCAATTCAAAAACACACCATACGAAGAAACATGTCTTTGGGAAAAATCAGTATTTTTTACTGAAGTAAATGGTGACCCAAAAAAGAATGAGGATTTATACCATTTAGTAAAGAACCATAGAACTGGTGTTGTAAAACTTGGTAATAACTATATCGATTACAACATGAATACAAATGAATTAGTAGTGGAGAGAGTTTAATTTTATGGAGAGGGGTAACACCCTCTCTTTTTTTAGGAGAGAGAAATGACAAAAACAGATAAAGTTATATTTCATTTACAAAGTGGTAAGACAATTAGTTCAATGGAAGCATTCCAGATGTTTAATGCAACTAGGTTGTCTGCTATCATATTTGAGTTAAGACGCAAAGGCTATGTGATAGAAAACATTAACAAAGTGTCTGTAGATAAAGAAGGTAATAAGTCTTACTATGATGATTACAAATTAGTATCTGCTCCAGATGAAAAGAGTAATTCATAGAGACAAGCCTAAGCAACAAATTATCGAGAGTCTGGTAGTATCCTTCTTTAGGGAGAACCCAGACTTGGAGAAAGCAGTGATTAGTTTAAAAGAAGATAGAATGAATCGTACTCAAAGACAGAATGCATTGTATTGGATTTGGGTCAAAGAACTATCAGACCAAACTGGGTACACTAAAGATGCTATGCACGACATACTTAGAGATAAGTTTTTAGGGTATAGAGAGGTCAAGGCAAAAGATAAAATCATTAAGGCATTACGCTCTACAACTGATTTAAACGTAGACCAGTTCAAGGAATACCTACAAGAGATAGATTTCTTTTCTGCTGATTTTGGGATACAATTACCACATCCAGAAGATTTGTACTATGAATCAATGGGATACAGAAAGGAATGAATGAGTATAAACGAACTCAAAGTAGACATAGATGATGAGGATGACTTTAAGTCACTCTATATATGTGCTTTGATGATGATGTCCTTAACAGAAGAGGATATGCTTATTGCTCATTCTGAGTGTTTATCAATGAGAGAACAGATGGAAGTCCAAAATGACGCAGAAGTTCTACCTCGAAGGAGTTTACACTAATGGCAAGACCAACTAAGTATACAAAAGAGATTCAAGAGAAAGCAGACAGATATGTTTATGAGCATGAGAAGTTTGATGACCCATTACCTTCGATGGAGGGTTTAGCATTTGCTCTTGGAATACACAGAAGCACACTTTATGACTGGGCAAACAGTGGAGAGAAACCAGAGTTTTCCGACACGTTAGAGAGAATACAGTTACAACAAGCACGATTACTTATATCTAAGGGGCTTAAGAATGAGTTTAATACAACGATTGTTAAGTTAATGATGGCAAACCATGGGTACTCAGAAAGAATCCAAAATGACATGATTATTCATGATGATAAAGTAGAGATGCCAGACGTAATTCATCTTGTTTCAACGCCATTGCCAGAAATAGAAGATGCCACTTATTCATAAAGCATTAGACATACCAGAGAAACTAATACCAGTCTTTGAGGGAGATGCACGATACAGAGGTGCTTATGGTGGTCGTGGTAGTGGTAAGACTAGAACCTTTGCATTAATGACAGCAGTTAGAGGTTTTCTATGGGGATATCATCAAGGCAGAAGTGGTCAGATATTATGTGGTCGTGAGTTTATGAACTCATTAGAAGACTCATCACTAGAAGAGATTAAACAAGCAATACGTTCTGTTGATTATCTAAACAAATATTACGAGATAGGTGAGAAGTATATTAAGTCTAAAGATGGCAACATTACATTTACATTTGTAGGACTAAGACGTTCACTAGACGCAATTAAATCAAAAGCAAGAATACTGTTAGCATGGGTAGATGAAGCAGAGAACGTGTCAGACATGGCATGGCAAAAACTAATACCTACAGTTCGAGAGCAAGACTCAGAGATATGGGTAACGTGGAATCCAGAGTCAAAGTATTCAGCAACACATCAGAGATTTAGAGAGAATCCGCCACCTGGTGCTAAGATAATACAACTAAACTACACTGACAATAAATTCTTCCCTGCAGTACTCGAGACTGAGCGTAAGAATGATGAACTAACTAGACCAGACTTCTATGAACATATTTGGTTAGGCGACTTCCTAACATTTTCAGAAGGTGCTTACTACAGTGCAGAGATGAGAGAAGCAAGAGCAGAAGATAGAATTAGAGAAGTTAAGTACGATAAGAGCAAAGGTGTTATTACTGCATGGGATTTAGGTGTGGGAGATTCAACAGCTATTTGGTTTGCACAGATGATTAACACAGAGGTAAGACTAATAGACTACTACGAGGGTTCTGGTGTTGGTTTAGAACATTACGCTAAGGTGTTACAAGACAAGGGTTATGTCTACGACTCCCACATACTACCTCATGACGTTAGAGTAAGAGAGTTAGGGTCTGGAATGAGTAGATTAGAAGTGTTAGCAGACTTAGGTATCAGAGATGTAGAGATAGCACCTCAACTTAATATTGATGATGGCATACAAAAAGTTCGTTCTATGTTGCCAAACTGTTGGTTTGATGGTATAAAATGTGAGAAAGGAATAGACTCTTTAGTCAATTACTCAAGGGACTGGGACGAAAATGGTAAGACATGGAGACTCAGACCTAGACATGATTGGGCATCTCATGGAGCAGATGCATTTAGGTATCTTGCAATAGGATACAGACCAAATGTCAGTGATTGGGGAGCACCTATTAAACGTAATTTAGCAGGTGTTGTTTAGTGGCAGAAATAAGAGGTATATTCGATTACATTAGAGAAGCATTAGGGGAACAGATTAGCCCCATTGGTAGTGCTTACTCAAAGTTCCTAGAGTTACCAGTCGATGCAAGACGAGGACTCATATCAGAAGATTTCAGACAAAAAGTAGAGAACATGCCTACTGCACCATATACTGGTGGTGGCAACTTTCAAGGTGTATTAGGTAGTACAGAAGCAGAGAAAATAAATGCATATAGTGGTAGTGATTTAACTGACTACGATATTAGTGGTGAGAACATATCTAATGCTGACAAATTTGTAGCAGAATCAATACTAGGAACTGGTGACATTCTTACACAACCAGATGTCATAGGTAAAGAATTAGTAGACATTGGTTCTGGACTATTACAAAAAGCAACTGGTGAAGTAACTAATCAAGAACAAGTAGATAAAGCAAACGTAGTACAAGATTCAATAGCAAGTCTATTCACACCAGAAGGTTTTAACAAGAGCATGTATGAGACTGGTGGTGCAGTCGCACTTCCTGTAGGTGGTGCTTATCTAGGTGTCAAAGGTGCACAACTAAGTAAAGGTTTATTTGATAAAGGCATACAACCTGGTCTATCAATTAAAGATATAAGTGCTAGGAAACAAGGTGAGATAACAGCACCGATAGATGAGTATGGTTTTTACGACCCTATTGAACAACTATTGATGGATTTACCACAAGAAGTAAACACAAGAGGCGATATTAAACGATATTTACTAAAACGTGGAATCAAAAGAGACCAAATAGCAGAAAGTAAAATAGATGATTTTATGGAAGGCAAAGAACTTCGTGGTCAGAAAATTACCAAAGAAGGACTGCTCAATCAAATTAATAAAGACAAGACACTATTATTAGAAACAAGTCTTATGGGTAGTCAATATGAACCTAGAATAAGACTAGATAGACCAGAAAACGATTGGTCAGAAGACACCAATTATTTGAGATACCCAGAACAAAGAAACCCAGAAGGCAGAAACTACGAAGTATTAGATGACCCAGAATACATACAATCAATAGCAGATGATTGGATTTATGAGTGGGAAGATTTAACTGTTCCAGAAGTTATTAATGAACTTAAAAACTATGGTAAGTTAGACCAGTTTTTAATAAAAGCACTAAACAAAAAATATCCAGAAAAATATCCATTAACTAAAGATGAATTGAAAGAAATTAGTGGTTATTCAAACGTAACACCTAAGTGGGTGGATGAAATGAAAGACCAAAAGTTTGATTCTGAGGTAATAGAAAACATAGCACAATACAAAGCAGAAACAGATTATTGGAATAATCCATATATGGAGTGGAAAATTAAAACAACTGATGGAGATGAATATAAAGTTCTTGGTAATGAGGAGTTAGGTTTACAGATTTACAGACCAAATGGTGATGAAGTAAATCAAGGTGACCCAATATATTCATTAGACGAAGCAGAAGTTCAAATTAATCAAGATGCTATCGACTATGGATATTTAGGTTATGCTGATGGCAATACTCAATATGAAAATTATGTGGGTGCGGCAAGAGACGATTTAAACATGGATACTTATGAAGAGGTATTAGTAACAGCACCACATCTTGGTGATGATTTTTATGGTGACCACTTTTCTGATTATGCAAACACTACTGCACACATAAGAATGGCAGATACTCTTGATGGTAAAAGAAAGAAAGTGATAGAAATACAATCAGACTTACATCAAAAAGGCAGACAAACCAATTACTATACAGAAGAATTTAAAGACAAGCAACGTGAGAAATTTAAATTGTTACCAGACTTAGAAAAAGAATACAACAAATATAATGATGATTTTAATGCAAAAAAAGATGAATGGTTTCGTAATCAAACTATGTTAGATGATTATGCAAGAGCAAATAAAATGAATGTGCTCACTGGTACTTTGGATGATAGAGGAATAACAGTAGTTCAGGGTGGTATTTACTTACGTTTTAGTGATGGAAAACTACAAAGAGTGTTTGATTCAGAAGATAGAACTATAACTTCAAACAAGCAACTTGAGGAATTGTCAAAAGCAGAAGACTCGTTAATAGATTTAAATTCTAATCCATTTGAAGGAGATTGGAAATTAAGCTCACCAGATGATTTACCACCTATAAAAGAAAATTGGAAATACGTTTTTGATAATGCAAAAGAAGACTATAAACTCTTTACTGATTATTCGGAAAGTATGGATAAAAAGATGGAATTAGGTAAACAGATAAACGATATAAAGTATCCAGATTATGTACCAGATGCACCACAAAAAAATGAAAGATGGGTGCAAGATGCAGTTCAAAGAGCAATTAACAAAGCAAGACAAGAAGGTAAAGAAGGTGTAGAGTTTGTTGACTCTGAATACTCATTAGATATATGGAATCCAAATAGAACAAAAAATGAAGATGGTAAAGTTAGATACCAAGAGTTGTATCAAAATGTATATGATAAGAAAGTACCATCAGTATTAAAAAAATACAAAAACAAGTATGGTGGTGAAGTAGAGAAACTAGAAGGTGGTGGATACTACTATAAATTTGATGATAAATCACGAAATGTCAAAGGCATTCCACTAGCATCTACTGGTGGTTTATTAAGTATAGACCAAATGCAAGATGATGATAAAATGAATAATAAACAAGGACTTTTAGCGTAATGTACCAGACAC